GCCACAGATACAACAAGCATTCTCTCAACTAGCAGCACAGAGTCTACCGATACTGCAGCAAGCTGTAGAGGCTGCATCTCAAGGTGCAGAGACTGGTATAGACGCAGGTGCAATAGCAGAAAATATTTTAAACTCACAAGGTGGTATGCAGTTACCTAATGCAGGTAATTTCAGTACAACCAACCAACCGGGTCCGGGTGGTCCACAACAAGGACCAGTAAGACCAGTTATACCCGGTAGTGTTGAGGAACAAAACTTAATTGGTAGGCAAATGACTAGCCCAAGAAGAGGACCACAGCCTACAGTTGGTGGAGAAGTGCCACCGGGTCTCGACAACATAGGAGCATAATGGCATACAGAGAAGATTCTAAAAAGTCAGTAAGAAACTTATCACCCATAGAAGCTGGGTTTGTTAGGTTCTTTGAGCTTATGGAGACATCATTTAAAAACGTAAACAGGAACTACAAAAACATTGAAGTACAGGAACCTAAACCTGTTCAAAGGAATCCACGGACTCCAGACAGAGATTTACCTAATCCGTTCCAAGGAGGATTCTAATGCCACATACACCGGGACATAGCCCTTTTGATATTTACGCCTTACGTGGTGAAGGTGGAGAACAAGTAAGTGCAGCAGAAATAGAAGCAAGAAGACGAGAAGAGATAGCGAGAGCACAAGCAAGAGCATTTTCGACTCCTCCTCCTCCAGTAGCAATGGTTGACCCTGACCCTAGAGCTTCAGCAGAAAATTTTTCAGCCCCATCATACCCATTTCCAAGTAGTGCTAGTTCAATAGGAAATCCTGATATGGCAGCAAGCACAATACCTATAGATACTTTTGCAGAAAGAGAACAAGAGATTTTAAGCCAAAGGAGAATGGAAGAAGAAAGAAGAATTGAAGCTGAAAGAAGACTAAGAGAGCTTGAAGAAAGAATTAATCAGATGTCTGCTGGCAATATAAACGTACCATCAACAGGTGCTTTTGGTGGTGGCACAGACCCTGCTCGACCTACTTCTACCCCTACCCCTGCTCCTTTTACTCCGGGATTCCAAGGAGTTGGATTGCCTTTTGAGGCACCAGAACCTACGCCAACTGTATCATCTGCTTTGATTGACCCAAGAGATGTAGCATCACAACAATTTACAGATATTGGAGAAAGTATTATATCTTCAGAGGGACAACTGTTTGGTAATCTTATACGTGAAGCAGTAAATAATAGTAGAGATATTTATGGCGATAAAGCTTTAGGACTTACAAGCGACCTTTTTGGATTTGGTGGATTAAGCGATTATCAGCAGTTTAACAAACTTTTACAATTTGAAGAAAGACAAGGTAATTCAATAGCTGATGTATTATTTAAATACACAGGCACAGGACCTAACACAGAAATAGGTAGAGCACTATCTTTGTTAGCACAAGCTAATGGTAATCTATCAGGATTGCCTGTATATCAAAGAGAACTTTTAAATGCTTATCAAGTGCAAAATGGTCAGATACCAGATGCAACACTTAGGCTTTACGGAATACCAACTGGTGGTATGACTCCTAGTGATGTTGTAGGTGGTGCTCCAAGCACTGAAATGCAACTTGGTCCATTGCAAGACGCAGGGACTGGAACAGGACAAACACCGGGTCAGGCAGTAGGAGCAGGTGGAGCAGAAGGACTAAGGACTACATTAAATGCAGGACAAGAAGCTGCGATATTCCAAAGAGGATTTGACACTATTGAAAGCCTAAGAGCTGGAAACACAAGTGCTAGACTGCCTAACGAAATATTCCAACTTGCTGCTGATGACGATGCGAATGGAAGAGAAGGCACTACAGCACAAAATATTGTCCAAGCTTTCTTAGGTGCACTTGACCCTTCAGAAGGAGTTACAGTTGCAAACATCCAAGCTGATGTTCAGGAAAGACAGCAAGATATTGAAAGAGATTTAAGAAGCAGAGAGATTTTGATAGCACAACAAAACGCACAAAACACTTTGACTCAAATAAACAGTCAGTTCCAAGTAGAACTTGGTGACTTAGAATTAAGACAGCTTGCACAAGCACAGCAAAACCAAATACAAACATCAAGGCTAGCTTTTGATGAAAGAAACGCAAGAGCAACAAGAGAGCTTGAAAGAGAACTATCTATAGCTTCAAACAGAAATGCTAAAGATATTGCAAACATACAGGCAGAAGCTACAAGGTTTGTAGCCACAGAAAATGGACTGGCTGCAAGAGATGTAGCTTTGTTTAATAAAGCTAGTGCAACAGAAGTAGCAGAAATTACTGGGCTTAGCAAAGCACAAGTTGCAAACATTCAAGGTGATTACAACAGGCAAGTTGCAGCACTTACTGGTTTAAGTCAGCAAGAAGTTGCAAGGATACAGGGTGCTAATCAGTTGGCAGTTGAAAAAGAAAGATTGAGTGCACAAGAAACTATTTCGAATAATCAACTACAAAATGCTATTACTTTGGCAGGGATTAACAATACAAGCACTGCAGCAATAGCAGCAGCTCAAAACCAAGCAGCTATAACAGTTGCTACTGCAAACAATACAAGTGCAGGTGAGATTGCTAAATTACAAGGAGAAGATGCTTTTAAACTTTCACAAATGCAAATAAGTGAACAGTTCAAAGGTGAAGCTGAAATAGCTAAATTGCAGTCAGAGTATCAAAAAGAACTTGCTAGACTTACTGGCTCAACTGAAGAAGAAATAGCAACCATACAAGCACAATCTAATGAAAGTATTAATGATGCAAGAATTGCTGGTGAAAAAGAAGCCTATACTGCACAACAACAATTTCAGTCTCAAGAAGCTGAGGCTCAAAGAACTTTTGAAAGTGGTGAGGCTGGTGCACAAAGAACATTCCAACAACAACAAGCACAGCTGGATAGAGATGCACAAGCAGAAAATGCAAGACTACAATTCTTAAATGGACTACAGCCAGCAGAATTTGCAGAACTACAGAGAGATATTGCAAGAGGTGGATTAAGTGTAGAGCAATCAGAAAACCTTGCTGCACTTGTAGCTAGGGGTGGCTTAACGCCAGAAGAAAGAATAGCTGAGATGAGTGCAGAAAGCAGGTCTGACGAAATGAACGCATTTATATCGCTCTTGTCTAACCCACAAGCACTTGGTGCATTTGTAACTGCAATATCTGGTGAGTTGCCATTTGAGACTGTTCCTACTATGGGTCAGTTGGCAGAAATGACTCCTAACAGGATACAGTATTTACAAGGTGCATTATCTGCACTTGGTATTGACCCAAGCACATTTGTAAGAATGGCACAGTCAGTTACACCACAAGCATTCCAAGACACAGGACCATTTAGCCAAATTACTGCTATGGTATCGTGAGGTAGTTAATGTCAACTCCTTGGGAACGAAATAGAAATAGATACAATAAGAGAAAGCGAGGCTCGTCTCAACGTGCTATGCCATACGCTGCAGCAGTAATGAACGAATACAATGAGCCAATACCTTTCAGTAGTGTTGACAGTGTTGCTGTAAATCAAGAAATATTGCAACAAAAAAGGCAACAAGAACTAGAACAACAAAAACAAAAAGCTAGAGGTCCACTTAGTGGTGTTGCAGCATTATTGCCACAATCTAGCAGAGACGAAGGTTTTGGGTTTGGCACAGACAAGTATGCACTTCCTGTGTCAGAAGGACCAGAAATAGACAAGGGTACTATGAACCCATTTAAATTATTACTTCAAAAGGCTGTTGCACCTACATTAGAAAAATGGCAAGAGATAACAGAATGGACAGGTGGCACAGTTTTTACTCCATTTAGCACAGAACTTAAAGCTAAACGTGATGCAGGTATAAGTGCAAGTGAAAGATGGAGGAGCACAGAAATGCCGACATTACGTATTGGTAAAGAACAAGGCGAAGGTTTTGGTTTTAATGTAGGTGTCAAAGGTGCATTAGAAATGCTTGTTGACCCTGTTGGCTGGGCTACTATGGTATTGCCTGTTGGTCTTGTATTTAAACCTGCAGCATACGCATCTAAAAGACTAGGGCAAGCAGCAGCTAAAGCCACAGGACTCAAATCAATATCTGTAAAAGGTCAAAAAGAATTTGCAAAAAGAGCTAAAGGTATAGATGCAGAAATAGCAAATGAATTTTCTAATTTAGAAAAATCTATTACACAAGAACTCTTAGAAAGAAACACTTTAGCAGATGGTGGATTTGGTAGCCTTGCAGACACTACAACAATAAAGCAACCTAAATCTGAAATTAATCTTTTGATGGACTACACCACTGTAATGGACAACAAACAGCAACTAGGTTTCTTTGACGGTATATCAGCTTACATAAATCAAAGAGCAACAGATGTGGAAAAAAAGAAATCAGGGGTGTTCTTTAGAATGCTAGACAACCCAATACAAAAGTTTAGACCTAGCGTTGCAGCATTACAAAGCAAAGAAGGCAGAGCTTTGTATTATTTTAACCAGTACAAAACAGCTATACCAACAGATGCAAGAATATTAAGAGATGAGATAGCAGACTTAAATGCAGAAAAAATATTTAAATTAAAAGAGTCTTCTGTTGAAGCTGTAGTGCCCGGTCAAGCCACTCCAGAAAACTTAGAAAAGTTTTTTACTACAATGTCATTTTACAAAGCAAAGGTTGCACGTGAAACAATACCTGTAAATGTATTTACTGAAAGTGGTGACTTGGCAATTAACAGTCCTATGTACAAAATTGTAAAAAATATTGAAGATGTTACAGGATTAGAGCCAGACACTAATTTAATTGTTAATTACAGCAATGGTGTTGCTAACGTATCTAACAGACAAGGATTTCAGTTAGGTACATTTAGATTTAACGCATTAGACAACGTCATTGGTTCTGAAGATAACATTGTTTCTAAGCTGCAAAAACAATATGGTGTTGATGCTACAGAAGCTAAAAGACTTAGAAAGGACATGAACAACTCTATAATATCTATGCAGAAAAAAGCTGACGCTGCAGGTGCAACTAAGAATTTGTACCTAAGAGACAAAAGAAATTTACATGACAACTTAGGCTTTGAAGGCTTTAGCTTTAGCCCGTCAGACACAATTGTTTATACATTAGGTCAAGAGGCTACAGAACAAAGGCAGTTATTAGGAACAACTATAGAAAATATAGATAACATATTAAAAAGAAAAGCATCAAGAAAACAACAATTAGAAGATACAACAAACTCAATAAGAGTGGCTAATAATGTTTATAGGGATACTATTTCTAGGTATCTAAGAAACTTTAATACTTTAGATGATGAAGCAAAAGCATTACTTAATCCTAGGTCTTTAAGAGGTGCAACTAATGTTGCAACTCCAGATAATTACACAAGTCTTGCAGACAACATTATACAATTCCAAACTCTTGATGAAGCACTCATAGGGTTGCGTAATTTAGATGACGGGCTAAGAAGAAAACAGTTGCGTGTAAACACAAGAACAGCACAAACTGCAGACAACCTGTCAACTATATTTGGCGATGATGAGTTCAAGGGTTTAACAAGAGAACTTATTAGGCAAATAGGTAAAGACAAAAAAACAAGAATAGATTTTCTTGCAAGAACTGACAATATTGTTGGTGGGAAAGTTGTTGATTTTTTTAAGAGAAGCGATGCCTTTGACGGACAAGTTGTCTACAAACAATTAGAACAACAGTTTGGAAAACAAGCAGCAAGAATTGGTGCTAAGAAAAAACAAGGGGACATGCGTGTTGCTTTTAAAAACATTTACAACGCAGACATTGATAGTGTATTTGAAAAAGAAATGCCTTTCTTGCAATTTTTAGACATGGCAGGATTCGTGGTAGGTCACTCTCACAAATCAGGTAGACCAATAAGATTGTACGACACAGGGTACTTCCAACTTACAAGAAACGAAAAAAACTTTTTAGATAGATTCTATGCAATTAATGATGAAGTTGGAATGATGACAAGAGAAGAAGGTGCACTTGGTGCACTTGACGACATTGTAGAAATGAAAACTTCTAACTATGTGCATCACGTAGTTGAAGAATTTGGTAACGCTACAACAGAATATCTAGATACATTGGGTGCAGTATCTACAGGTGCAAGAGGCACTGCTGCACTAACAAAACCTAGTGCATTCCAACAAAGGTCATATAGAGATTTTATTACAGAAGGTTTTGAGGAACAGGGTTTGCAGTACACACAGAAAGCAGAAAATATTATAGAGTCACTTGTAAAAGCTGGTCACACTGCAGTTGCAAACAAACATGTTGTTAACTCATTAAAAATTGCTGGAGACAAAGTAGATAAAGCAATGAACCTTGCATTACAAACAGCTAACGCTAAGAGGTTTACAAACGCTATGACTTTAGTAAATAACATTAGCAACTCATTGCGTGGTCCTATCACAGACGCAGATGCTGCAACCATTAGAAAACAGTTTAGAAATGATGAAGTAAAAACTACACTAAGAAGAGTTGTGGATGACTACAGTGAGTTTGAACGAATACTTGGAACAGACGATGCAGATTTTGCAGCAAACGCAGGTAAGTTTTTAGGAACAGAACAGCTTGATAGATTAGCCAAAGGATTTAAGGACCAAGCAGATTCGGCTAATAACTATATAGAAAAACTAAATGAACTGCAGTTAAAAGGTCAAACAACCAGAGTTGTTGAAAAAAGTTTAGGCAGGAGACAAAGACAGGTTGTTAAACGTAATGTAAAAAGGTTTACAGGTGCACCAGAAAATGTAAATGTTGAGCCATTAAATGATTTATTGTTTGATGAAAGCGTAGCAAAGAAAATAGAAAATACTCTTGGTATATCAGACCCTACAAGGTTTGAAAAGTTTGCAGAAGCTACAGGTAGTGTGGGTGATGTGTTTAGGTTATTTCAAACAGGTATTGACCTTGGTACTCCATTACTTCAAGGTTTGCCAACACTGGTAACTAAACCGGCTGTCTGGGCAAAAGCAACAGGAAAAATGTTTGCAGGTCTTTTTGACGGCGATGCAGGAGAGATTGCAAGAAGACAATTCTTTATACAGAACAAAGCAGAACTTAGAGAAATGAATAGTCTGGGTGTATTAATATCAGGGCAAGGTAATGATTACTACAGAGCTGTGGACAAAGACAGCACAGTATTAAAATTCTTAAATAATCAAGGTTTTGAAAAAGACTCTATTCCAGTAAAACTTGGGCAAGCAACAAGAAAACAATTATTTGGAAGGTTTCAAAATGCTTTTGAAGATTTTGGTGACAGGTTAAGGCTAGGACTCTATCAAGCACATAAAAACCAAATAGTAGAAAATCTTGACGAAGCAGCTCAAGCAGCATATAGAGCCACTGGTGTGCGTGGCATACAAGACGCAGCAGTACAAAAAGAATTTAAAGAACTGGCAGAATATATAAATCAAATGACAGGTGCATTTAGCCATACTCAAAACATGGTGTCAAGAAGGCAAGCTAACTTTGAAAGAGCATTTTTATTATTTTCTCCTTCATACACCAGAGCATCTCTTGGTCTAATGGGAAGTGCACTTACAGGTGGGATAAAAGGTGACAACGCATACAGAGCTATATCTAACATGCTTATGGTAGGTGTTGGCTTTCATGTTGCTACAGGATTTGCTAAAAGTGCACAGACAGGTGAACCGTTAGAAAAATATTTAAGGCTTGACCCTTCTAAATCAGATTTTCTTACTGTAGATATAAATGGATTAAAAGTAGGTTATGGTTCATTCTGGAACTCATCAGCAAAACTGCTTGCACAAATAGCATCGGACCCTGCGTTCAGAGGTGATGTTTTAGACTCACCATTATTACTCACAGGAGCAGGCAGAGGTCAAGCAGGTTTTAACGAGCAAAGTGTAAGACAAATGATTGGCAACAATCCAGTTGTTAGATGGTTAAGAGGAAGAGCAGCACCAGTTGGCTCTCACTTTTGGAATCTTGGAATGGGTAGCACTCCACTTGGCGAAGAACTGGACCCTGTAAGCGTAGACAATTTACAAGAAATTGGTGGTTCTATTGCACCGTTCTGGATACAAAGCGTATTTGATTCAGACAACAAAGCTTTAGGGCTTGGAAGCATACCTGCAGAGTTTATTGGATTGAGGACTTACGAAGTGCCTGCATGGCAAAAAAGAAAAGAATTAAGAGATGAGCTAGCTTACGCACACTATGACAAATTGTGGAGAGAACTTACAAATGTACAAAGAAGAAACATTGAGGTACTAGAAAGTGCTAATCCTAATGGCAGCAGGCTAGAGGAGTTAGATGGTCAAATAAAAGAAAAAAGACAACAAATTGGTGGTAGTGAGCTTGATGAACTATTAGAAAACTATACAGACGAAAAAGACATAATAGACAACATTTACAAAGGTGAGATGGAAGAAGCAGCAATGTCTTACAGAAACAGTGGGACTAACGAAGCTGGTGAAGTTATATTTGGTTCTCCTGCAGATTATGTTAATCATGAAAAATTCTTAAGAGCACAAAGAAATGCAAGATATGAAAGTCTTGACTTACTGCCTGAGTTCCAAAACGTGCAGGTGTACTATGAGAGTTTTAGTGACTTTGAAAAACTAGAAAGACCAGAAGATTATTTTGCAAAAAAATATGCAGATATATATTTTGACCCTGAGTGGGAAAAAGCAAACTATTACGATTTTATAGGTAGAGACAGAGCGATACAGGATTTAATAAACTCTTGGGGTGGTGACGGAGAACAATTAAAAGCTTATGCACTTAACACAATCTTTGGTGCAAAAATAGCTGAAGACAATGACCCTTCAGGCATATTAGCAGAGTATTACCTTGGTCAATACAAATACTTTGACCTTTACTACAAAGGTGCACACGATGCAATAATGCAAAACAAATACAAGGGTCAGCTTGACGATGCGTATGAACAGTACAGAACATCAAACGCTACTGACAAACAGAATATATTAAAGAAAAATAAACAGCTTGCTAGGGCTTTTAGAGAAATAAGCAATGTAAGGCAAGCGATGAGAGAAAGGAACGCAGACCTCGATGCCTTTATGTACAGATTTAGAGTTGGTGGCATAACAACACTAGCCAATAGTCAGAACAGAAACAGAGAAGAGGAATTGCAGCAACTTACAGCAATGGAAGTGTATACTCCACAATGGAGAGTTGCAGGTACATAAAATGAATATTATAATCAAAAAAAAGAAATCATTGGAAGGCTACGGCTATGACAACAGAAAAAGATAATATTGAACAACCAGAGACTACGGTCG